TGCAATAGTCTCCAACGGCTGGCGTTGAACTGGTCCCTGTAAAGTTCTGGAATGGATTTGCATACAGTTGGATCTTGCTGCTGTTGTTGTTTAATGTGCCTCGAATTGGGAAGCAGAATGCCTTTGCATCATCCGCAGCAAATGACACAGAGAAACCGCGATCAAGATGGTTTTGCAACGCGTGAAACTGTATGGCTAGATCCTCGCCTCCAATCATGCGATCCCGCTGTATCGTTACAATCTCTTGAGTCCTGCCAACAGATCTTTGAATAGAGCCAGTCAGAGAGACAGCGTCAACAGCCTCGACGGATATATCAGAATACATCTCGCCCAGTGCCTCGCCGAGATCTATTGTGACCAGTGAAGCGCCATTCAATGCGCCAAACGGCTCAGGTGTGAAATAGAATTTTGCGTTGCCCATTATCTGCCCCCGAATAGACTGCTTGACGATGTGCCGAATTGATTATTAAATCTGATCTCTATCTCTCTCACAAGAGCATCGACTGCATTACGATCTACAACGGCGCTGTTTATGTTGATTGTCATGCCGCCGCCTGTGGTGTTGTTCAACTGTCGATCTACTTGCTGCGGACGTTGTCCACTTTGCGGGACTACAAACTCGCCTCTGTGAAGCATTGCGGGTCCATCCTGCGCCCCTGTGAATCTTATCCCGCCTTGCGCACTGGGTACAAATCGACCGCCGCCCATGAATGAGGCTGATGTAGTAGGATCGAAGAAATCAACAAATGCGCGCCGCCTTCTGTCTTGTCTCTCTTCTCGTGTCGTGCCTTGAATAAATGAAAATGCTTGCTTGATGCCTTCTACTAGATTCAACACCAAAAGTTGCGCCCCGTCAACAAATGCCTCAGCAATAGCGATCCCAAGTTGCGGAGCGATTGATAGAAACAACTCAGGCAAGAATGCGATCCCAACTTTGATCGCCTCAGCCTGTGCGAGTGCTTCAGCCCTGATCTGTGCTGGTCCCTTTTCAATTACCTTCTCGCCGATCCCTTGCACGATGCCAGTAATTGCGCCCGCCATCGGATTAACAAGCGAGACAATAGAAGCCGCATCAAGGCTGGCAACAGTTGCAAATGTATCAATTGCGGATTCTTGTCGAGCCTGTCTTTCCTTCTTTGCTGCCTCTTCTGCTGCCTTTGCTCCTGCCTCTCTTTTGACGGCTAGATCTTCCTCTGCTGCTGCCATTAAGCGGGTTATTTTTTCAGTTGGGATCCCTTGCTCTGTCGCTAATCTGAAGGCATCCTCTAGCGCGCCCAATTGTTGTTCTGCTTTTGAAACAGCAGCCTCGAACGGGAAAAATTGAGCCGTTGCCGAGTCTATTGTTTTGCCTGCGTCCAGTATTTGCTTCATCAGTGCGTCATATTCTTCTTGAGCCTGTGCGGCCGCGTCGCCCGTTGCACCAATTGCATCTGCTAGCCCCTCAACAGGTGGGCGGGCTTCTTTTGCCCCTTTGCCAACTCCAGCAAGTAAGACATCAAGAAAGCCCTCGACATCGCTAGCCCCTGTACGACCTCCAAGCCCTCGCCCTGTCTCCCCTGTAAAATCTACGGCGCCGAGATTTGTTGTAATGTCTGCAAGAGTTGATACGGCATCTTCTACACTTCTCGCACCCGTTGCAAAACTGTTAAATGTCTCATTGCTTACAATACCCAATTCACGCAATACAAGCGCAGTATTGACAATCTGATCTGTAACGAGTCCAAACGTAGCATTTACAAACGACGCAAAACCCGGTAAAGCCTGCTGAAAAAATGCTATAATGTCGTTACCAGCGACCTTTAACGCGCTGCCTAATTGCTTGAATTGCGCTTCATTCTCTGCTACAAAATCTTGTAATGTTACAACAATCTTGATCGCTTGTAATAGTTTATCATTGAAGAAATCAACGCCACCAACAGCACTGACAAAACGCTGCTGCAATCCTTTTACAACGACATTTAGGAAGGCAAGTTGCTCTTGAAAGCGTGCGGCCGCTGCACTTGCTTCTGGTCCTGTCTCGACTCCAAAACGCTCTGTAATTGATAAAAAGTTTTCAAATTCAGACGTTGCGCCAAATGCCTGCAAGAACTGCCCCGCTGATCTTCCCATCAATAAAAAGCCTTCTGTTGCTCTCTCTGTTGGATCTTCGATGCTTTGCAATGCTCTTGTAACATCAATGAGTACAGTATCGGCGCTTTTAATATTGCCCTCTGCATCTGTGAGGCTGATACCAAGACGGGCGGCCGATTCACTGGCACGGCTAGCCCCTGAAGCGAGATCAGCGAATAGACGAGGAAAGCGCCCAATAAATGCGGAGGCTGCTTGTGCTGATTGCCCTGATCCCTCAAACGCTGTGATCACTGCT